TTATTTTTATTTATTTTTATTTATTTTTATTTATTTTTATTTATTTTTATTTATTTTTATTTATTTTTATTTATTTTTATTTATTTTTATTTATTTTTATTTATTTTTATTTATTTTTATTTATTTTCTAATACTATATTAATAAACTTTTATTTTTTAATTAAATATTTAAAATGGTTCAATTAATACTTGGAGTATTTTTATTATTAATATTAATTTTTATATATACTGGATTAGGTGTTTTAACGCGTGAAATTTTTGCTGATAAAAATTGTTATGTAAATACAGATAATAAACACCATCATAAACCAAAACATACAAAAAATCCCGTAACTACACAAGCACCCGTAACTACACAAGCACCCGTAACTACACAAGCACCAATACATGAACCTTTTACTGATAATATTATAGTACTTAATATTAATGCTGTAAAATTAGATTTAAATGATTCTGAACTTATTTTTGTTAAAGGTGCAATTGTTCTACTATGGATAATTGTAATAATATTAACTATTGCTTCTATTATAGCATTAGTACTTATAGATGAATAATTTATTATACTTATAATAATTAAATAATTATTAATTATTGAAAATTTTAATATGTTTTTACTCTTATACCAGTTTCACTCATACCAATACTTGTTACAATATTAAATTTAATTTTATCTTGTGCTGATTTTTTATGAACTTCATTAATATTTCTACATCCTAAATAACTTAATCCTGACTTTAAACCACCATTAATTTGGTCTATTATATCTACAACACTACCACTTAATTCTTGTTCTCCATCAACACCTTCAGCAGTAAATTTTGTTTTTAATTTTTTATTATTAGTATTAATATTACTATTATTATTATTAGTATTTACAGATGGTGTATTTAAATCTGTTTTTTCTTGCTTACTTAAATTAGCCATTGTAGATGCCATACCTCTAATATATTTAAATCTTTTACCATTACGATATATAATTGTTCCTGGACTTTCTTCAGTTGATGCTAATGTTCTACCTAACATAATTGCTGAAGAACCACACGCAAGTGCTTTCATTTTATTACCAGTTTTACCCAAACTTCCACCATCACATATAATATTAGGCATTGTATTAGACATTGTATTAGGTATTGTATTAGGCATTGTATTAGGTATTGTATTAGGTATTGTATTGTGTTCTATTTTATATTTAAAACATTCTGAAACAGCACTAAATTGACCTTTGCCTATGCCTGTTTCTAAACGAGTTGTACAAATACTACCATTACCTACACCTACACGAATACAATCAACATCATATTTAGATAAAGCCTCATATCCTTGCCAATTACAAACATTACCAACCATCAATACAATATGCTGATATTTACTACGTATTTGTGTAATTGCTTCAAATACATTTTTATTAAATCCATTAGCAACATCAATACATATTAAATCTACACCTACATTTATTAATTTATCTAATCTTTCTAAATAATCCCCTATAATACCAATGGCAGCACCAACACATAATGCTCCATTAGTATCTATACACGCATTTCCTTTATTATTTTCATAATGTTTTATATTATTTAAAGTAATTAATCCAACTAATACTGAATTATTTACAATAGGAATTTTTTCTATTTTATTTTCTAACATTAATTCTTTAGAAATACTTAATGTTGTTTCTAAAGAATGTTGTGTTATAGACATATCTAAAGTAATTAAATTTACACTCATAAACTCTTTTACAGTTAATATAATAGATTGATTTTGTTTTTCTACTGATTGTTGTTCTTGATGATTTTTTATTTTTTTATTTTTTTCTTGTGTTTGTATCTCTGTAGATTGAATATCATAATATTTTTGTTTCATATATTCAATATCACGCCTAGTAATAATACCTAATAAATTATTATTTACATCAATAACACAAAAAGATGATACATTATATAATTCTCTTAATTCCTCAATTTCTAAAAGTGTTGTTTCTGGATAAATTTTATAAGGTTCAGTAATGATATATTGTAAAAATCTTTTAACTTTCATTACTTGTGATACTTGAGTATCAATATCCATATAACGATGAATAATACCCAAACCACCATTTACTGCCATTTTAATTGCCATATCAGTTTCAGTAACAGTATCCATTGGACTACTTATTAATGGTGTTTTTAATATTAATTGTCTTCCATTTGTTCCTATATTTGTTTCTAAATTAATAGAACTACGAGTGACAATATCACTTAATAATGGTTCCATTAATACATCATCAAAACAAAATGATTGATCTAAATTCATTTTATAAAATTTATAAATTTATTATTTTTACAACTAAAAATAAATAATATAGTTATTTTTATATTAAAACGATTATAAAATAAATAAAAATATAATATTAAAAATAAAAAAATAAAAAAATAAAAAAATAAAAAATATAATAAAATAAATAATTTAATCTAAATCGTCTATTATTTCTTCTTTAGTAGGTTTATGTGTTGGTATAAATGTATTATTATTATTATTATTATTATTATTATTATTATTAGTATTATTATTAGTATTATCTTGTTTTTCTATAAACTCTTTTATATGAAGTATTGATTCATTATCAAATATCATAAAATACATAAATAATAATGGTAAAACACGAAATATCGTTTTATCTAAAGCATAATCTATTTTATCCATTTTATTTTCTTGATTTACTTGATTTTTTTGATTTTCTTGATTTACATTATTTATTTTATTATTATTATTATATTTATTTTGATTAATATTATTACTTAATTGTAAAATAGTATTTATTATGTTTGGATTTTCATTATTTACATTAGTTTCATTATTTTCGATTTGATTAAATACATATACTAATTTATTTAATTCAATTGATAAATTCTGTAGAGATAATTCAAAATCCATTAATTGTTCATATTCTATTTTACCATCATTAATATAATTATGAATATTTTCACCAATATACTTATAATTTTTATTAATTCTATTCATTCTATCATCAATTTTTCCAACATATTCTATTACTTCCATTATACTATTTTCACTTACTTAATTTTATTATTTTTATTAATATTAAATATTATATAAATAGTTTTTAGTCGCATACTATAAAAAATATAAAAGATAACAATTAAAAATTAAAAATTACTAAAAAAACTAATCTATATCTATATTATCATAATTTGGTGGTTTAATATCATTTATATAAGTATGTTCATTTAATTCATTGTTTTCTAAATTATTATTTATATTATCTATTTCATCATAAGTAGGTAGGCTATTTATAATATATATTTTTGCTTTTTCTTTTTTTTTACAACAACAGCAACAACAACTTATCAATAATAATAAATAAAATAAAAATAAAATATTTATACTTCCATAATATCTATCTGTTATTATTATATCGTCTGTTTGTGTTTGTAGTTCGTTTTCATTTATACATTTACATAAACAAGTTGATACGTCATTTGAATTATTATCTATACAATCTATACTTAATAATGATGTTGGTGTATTTTTATTAATTATATTCACATATTCTATTATAATATCTTTACATACATTTGAACAATAATTTATTATTTTACTAGATACAATTGATGTAAAATTTAGTATATTATAAATAATCATTTTATTATTTTAGATATTTTATTATTTTAGATATTTTATTATATTTTAGTAATATAAAAAAATTAAAAATTTAAAATTTAATTTTATAAATAGTATTATTTTATTAACATTAATATTATTTTTAAATTATTATAATTATTAAGCATCTTCTTCCTCAGTAAGAGTTACCTTTTTTGCCTTTTTTTCAGTTTTAGTTTTAGTTTTAGTTTTAGGTTCTTTCTTACTCTTAGAAGATTTCACTTGTTCTTCAACTTCATCTTCATCTTGAGGTTGAGGTTCATTATCTTCTTTCAATTCTTCGGATTCTTCTTTACCAGTTCCTGATGTTTCATTAATTTGAACTTCTTCTGCTTCACCTGCTAATTTCTTAAGACGAGACATTTCAATGCTATTCCATTTTTCAAATACTTCTTTATATTTTTCTTTTTCTTCACGATAAATAGTTTCATAAGGTTCTTTTTCTTCAGCAGAAAGTTCTTTCCACATTTTACCCGCCTCAACAGTAACTTTAGTATTTAATTTAGTAGTTTCACCTTCTTTCATTAATTTTTCTTTAATTTCAGAACGTTTATCACTTACAAAATGAAAATATGCTGTTGTAGGACCTTTAGGTTTTTCAGAAGCAATATTGCCATTTTTCACAGCATCCGTCTTAAGAGTTTCATAATTAGTTTTATATTCTTCTTTTTGCTTAGATGCTTCTTTAATATAAGGCTCTTTTTTCTTATCAGAAAGTTCATTCCAAGAGGAACTCGCATTCTTTAATTCAAATTTAACTTCTTTTTCCTTACATTCTTTAGCATAGGATTTACAATATAAATTATAGGCAGATTTAGGCTTTGATAAACCCTCAGGTTTAAATGTTTCTTTAACTTTTTTCTCACGTTTATTTTGTTTAGTAATTAATTTATTAAGATTTTCAATTGAATCTCCCCAATAATGTTTAAGAATTGCTTCAAACCCTTCTTCGTCAATAAATTCATTGCTTAAATCAGTTAAGAAATCACGGAAAAATTTAGCATCTTCTGGGCTACGTTTAAAACGTCCATTCCAAATACTATGCGTTTCCATTTCGTCAGAAGAATGTTCAGTGTCTGTTTCTTCAGTTTTTTTAATAGTTTTTTCTTTCTTAGATGTTTTAGTAGCCATTGTAATAATTAGTTGTGATATGTTTAAATTAAACTTTAATACGTTTTAATATAATATCAATTTTACGAATCTTATATAATTTACAATACTAAAAATTAAAAAATCAATTTTTTATTTTAGTTTTTTCCATTTTTTATTTTGGTTTATTTTGGTTTATTTTATTACATTATTTATGATTATTTTACATTAAAAATTGATTTTTATTTTAGTATAGTTTAGTATTAAAATTATTTAATTTAATCAAAATGAGTGATGAATATAAAAAATCGTTTTATGACCTATCTCTATCTATAAAAGAACAAGATTTTGATACTCTAGATGTATTTGAACACAAATATTTAAAACCCTATAATTGTAAAAATAATTACCCTAAAATACGATTTATTATGAATACACTAATATTTTTACGATTAAAAGTTGACTATATACAATATAATCCCATTCTTTTAAAAGAGTATTATAATACTTGTCTTAAATTTGAAAAACTTTTTAAAGAAAAAAATACAGAAGAAGAACTTAAAAAATATTCACGTATTTGTAATACTTGTAATCATAATAGTTTTAAATATTTTCTTCAAAAATGTTCTCGTTGTAAATCAGTGTATTATTGTAATTATGTATGCCAACGGCGTGATTGGGATACATCTCATAAACATTTATGTCCTATATTAAAAAAACAATACGATGACTCACATTTTAATAGTAGTATTGTGTCTGATGTATCTAGTGATAGTTATGATATTTCTAGTGATAGTTCAGATATGAATAGTGATACTAATTTAGAATTAAATGTAGATAATACTGATGATATTGATAATATTAATGATACTGATGTAAATACAACTTTTAATCCTTCTTTATCTCCTTATAATTCTTAAATTAATTATTATATTTTTTACTATTATATTTTTTTACTATTATATTTTTTTACTATTATATTTTTTTACTATTATATTTTTTTACTATTATATTTTTTTACTATTATATTTTTTTATATTACATTTCTTTATTTTCTATAAAATTTAATTTAAAAATTGATTATATAATTTACTATAAAGATTGTAGTAAAATTATTACAATAATTATTAATTAGTGAAGTAGTGAAGTAGTTAGGTAATATCATAATTTAATAAAACAAAAATGGGTGTTCCAGGATTATTTTCTTCTATCGTTAAAAATTATAATAATACAGATGATAAAGAACGTAAAATTATTAAACAATCAATTGATAATGATTTACCTAATCATTTGTATTTAGATTTTAATGGAGCGATTTATCAAGTTTTACGTGATGATATTAAAACAGAACAAACTTTAATTATACATACTATTGCTTATCTAGAAACATTATGTAGTATTATACCTAATTTAGAATTTATTTATATTGCGATTGATGGGGTTTGTCCCCGTGCAAAAATGGAACAACAACGGCAACGTCGTTTTCATTCCGTATGTCGTAAAAATCGCACTAATAAAATTAACCAAGAATATGGGAATGAACTAGATAAATCATCCATTAATAAAGATATTGATACTAATATGATTACACCAGGAACACGTTTTATGCATAACTTATCAGAACAAATTAAAGAAACTATTCGTGAAGGTGGAACAAATAATATTTTTAAAAATAAAACTATTATTTTTAGTGATTCATCTATTCCACAAGAAGGAGAACATAAAATTCTACAACATATTAAACAAGTTCAACATCTTTCTATTAATGGAACCAATAAAGAACAACAACTTTATGGAAAAGAACATAATACTATTATTTATGGATTGGATGGTGATTTAATTTATTTATCTCTTACTACTCATATTCCTAATATATATCTCTTTCGTGAAGCCTCTGAATATGGTAATTTAGCAGTTATTCATTCTGGAAAACCTTATTTATTTATGGATATTACTATTTTACAATATGCTATTATTGAAAATTTTAATAAATATTGCGGTATTGTTGAACCTACTAAAATAAATCAATATATAGATGACTATGTATTTTTAGGTATGATTTTAGGCAATGACTTTATGCCTAAACAACATTGGTTTAGTATTTATGAAGGAGGATTTGAACGCTTATTATCAGCCTATTTTCAAATTCATAATCATACAGAACAATTTCTTGTAAATGTAGTGTCTATGCAAATTAATACCGAAATGTTGTGCGATTTATTATTTATTATTAAAGAACAAGAAAAAGAAGCAGTTGATAATTTATTTGAAAAAAGAAAAAAATTACGTATTCATGTTAAAGATGATATGACCGAACGGGAAAGACAACAATTATTAACTAATATGTTTCCACTACAACATCTTTATATAGAAAAAGCAATAGAACCATATAAATCAGGATGGCAATCTAGATATTATAAAACTTGTTTTAATATGGATAATACTAAAGAGAATTTAGAAATGATTACACAAACTTATCTAAAAACATTAGTTTGGAATTTT